TTTTTGCCTTTAAAGAGAAATCCCCCAGAAGTACTATTCTTCATAGAACGATAATAAAAATTTTCTGGGAAACCATTCTGGGCTACTAAGAGAGGTACAGGGTTCAAAGAAGTTACATTTTGTTTTTTGAGTCTAGATAATAACAAGGTAGACATAGATAATATTACTGTTTCCATGACTTTAGGTTGAAGTGAAGCCTTTATGACACCAACTTTTTTGAGAAATACGTTTTCTGGTGAAATAAATTCGCCATTTAGTCTGAAAGATCTCATTTTTGGTGCCATATATTTGGGATATCCATTTTCATAAGGACTTATCTTCAATATATTCTGAACATGGTCGAATAATTTAGATTTGGTAAGTGTACTCTTGGAAGTAATGTGTTTATGATCACTGATATGACCATAAATTAAAGTAGATGGACAATCTTCATAAAGAAATGGAGATTTAGGAGGTATGCCAATGATTTGGGAGGTAGTGTTCAGACGAAAATTGCCTTCAGAAACTATGTCAATTATAATATTTCTTTCTTTCAGCTTTTCAAGAGATGAAAGAAGAGTTTTACGTCGAATTGGAGAGGCAAAACCATTGGTACTACCACCAGCGCTATGAATTCCTACAAGAAAAGTATTATTACCTATAGTAGCAACTAAAGGTAAACCACAGTCTCCTTTTTTATGAGCAGGATAATCATATTCAAAGGCATGTTTAATACTAACGTACATTTTCTCATTGATAGGTTCAATTATATTGTGTAATTGTCTTGCTGTGCAAGACTCACCGTTAATATAAGCTCTTACACTGTTGGAGATATGATCAAAATCAGTGGTATAATCTATAATGTTTTTAAACATAGTGCCTAACATACGAACTAATATAAGATCATCTCCTATATCTATATAATGTTCTTTAGTAAACTTGGTTTTGACTATTCCACAAGCTGTATCTTCTGAATTAGATATATGTGCAGTATATATATCACCATAAACACAATGTTTGTTTATAATGATATAGTCATTACATATTCCAAGTCCTTTTGTTTTAGTACTTGTACCATCCATAAATTGAAGACAGATGTATCTTATGTTTTTTGATATACTACGTTGAACTTGATATGGATCATTTTTAGTAACTTGTTGGTGAGAGACTAATTTTGGAGTTATATTTATAACTTCATCATAATCTATATCACCTTCATTCTTTTTCTTTTTAAGAGGAAACATACAATTGCTCTGTTTTTCATTGACAGCGACATATCTATATATATCTTCTTTAGAGTATTTGCCAGTATCAGAAATACCTTCAGAATTAATTCGTCTAGCCATTTGATAACTCTTAATAATAAGTTTAATAGAAGCAGTCATTACTAGTGAAAATAATATGGCGGAGGGTATCTTAGATGTCAGATTACCAGATGTAACTTTCCATTTCTGTGTATAAAAATTATCATCTTGTATGAAGAAAGATCTTCCCCAATAATAGCCTAACAAGGCAACATTCTTTCCACCTGTGATTGTATTTTCAATAAACGTGTTTTGTGACAAATTTTGGTAAGCGTATATTAGATTACTAGCAGTTATGATAAGGGGACGAGTATTAGAGAATTCATATACAAATGTAAAGAAATCCCAATATGCTAAAAACATATAAACAAATACAAGATAAGGAAAAAATATTAAAGGTGAAATATAAACACAAGCTAAGAATACCCCACTGGTAAGTGCAAAAAAAACAGAAGATGTGATGTAAGATAACAATTCATCTCGTGTATAATTAAATTTAGTACTCAAATATGTATCTAAGCAATTGGATTCAGTAGAAAGATTATTATGTTGTCGAGGTGCTAGATATTTATCTATAGGTTCTGAAGTAGATTCCATAAAATTTAATTGAGCAGCCTTGTGATCTTTATATGCTTTCTCTAGAAAAACACATAGTTGATACATATCGAAAGTATA